CACCCCCACACAAATAACCAACGTCACCAATGTAACTATGTGTTGACTATTCCCGCATCATTGCTTATTCTGCCTACATCAAGGTTGACATCGTGATGCTAGGAACTTCGTAGTTATTTCTACTTGTTAGTTTTGATAGGGTTAAGCGTGTGGACACCACGCTACAGCTACTTCGTCCACACGCTCTTTTTGCCGCCCTACAGCATCCCTTCTCACCCTTCACAGGATTACCTTCGGAGTTGGAAGCCTCGTATGGCAGGAACCGCCCAGCAACTGTCACAAGTCCCCTTCACCTTGCGAGAACTCGCACGGGTGGAGACTGCCTTGTTCCAGGCGAAAGGCGACCGCTTCACAACGATCCAGCGCCTCTTCTTCGAACACCTTCTCTCAAGCCCCGACATGAACGTCGCCGAAGCCGCACGCTCGGTAGGCATCACCAAGCCGACCGCCGACCGTTGGCTGACTAAGCAGGAAGTCCGTCAGGAACTCGACAAGCTCATGCAAGAGCGCCTGAAGCGTACAGGCATCGACAAAGACAAACTCCTGTTACGCATCGTCGACTGTCTGGAGATGGCGATGGGCGAGAAGCCGATCAAGAAGAACGTCTTCAACGCCAAAGAAGACCGCTTCACGCAGCACGAGATATTCGAGACCGACCTCGCCGCAACCGCCCGCTTCACCGATCAGTTGGGTAAACACTTCAACCTGTTCGCTGACAACCAACAGTCGGGCGTGTCCGTGCATATCAACATGAACCTGGGCGCTCCCACTGCCACGACCGCCCGTCAAGACCACATTGAAGGCGAGACCGTCGACGACAACACCCTCGCCGAGATCGAGTCGGACAACCTGAAAGACATCAACACCCTGGCACGCGCACTGACGGCTACCGCTGTCGCCGCATGGGAGGACGCCAGTGATGCTGAATAACGCCGCTCAGACCGCACCAGAAGCCCCACAGACGCCGTACAACCCCAACCACATGCGGATCGACTACGAGGCCACCACGACCTTTCAGGCGTTCCATGCGTCCGATGCAGAGATACGCGGGGTACGTGGCCCGATAGGGTCAGGTAAGTCCGTCGGCTGCGTCATGGAGGTCTTAGCCAAGGCGATGCAGCAGACGCCTAACCGTGCCGGGTTGCGTAAGACACGCTGGGCGATCATACGAGCGACGTTCCCCGAGTTGAAGTCCACCACCATCAAGACATGGCAGGACTGGATACCGGACAACATATGCCCGCTGAAGATGAACAACTCGCCGATAGACGGCCTGTTAACGCTGCCCCTGCCTGACGGCACCGTCGTCATGTGTGAGGTGTTGTTCGTCGCCCTTGACAAACCTAAAGACCTGTCGAAGTTGCTGTCTCTCGAACTCACGGGGGCGTGGATCAACGAGGCGAAAGAATTACCGAAGTCGGTACTTGACGGGGTGCAATCCCGTTGCGGACGCTACCCCGCCAAGCGGGACTCTGACCTGACATGGTCGGGCGTCATCATGGACACCAACTCTCCGAACCAAGGCCATTGGTACGCCGAGCTGGAGCAGAACCCGCCACAAGGGTTCGCCATGTTCCGTCAGCCACCGGCCTTGATACGCCACAGCAAGAGCGACTACACCCCCAACCCCCTCGCTGAGAATGCCCAGCACCAGCCGAAGGGGTACAAGTATTGGCTCGACATCGTCCACGGTAAGGACGAGAACTGGATCAGGGCGTACGTCTTGAACGAGTTCGCCACGGTGTCCGCAGGTAAGCCGGTGTTCGGCGACCACTTCAGCCAGACCTACCATGTCTCGCAAAACAAACTGTGGCCGCTGAAAGACCAAACGATATTCATCGGGTTCGACTTCGGTCTGACCCCCGCTGCCGTGTTCGCGCAGGTCGCCCCGACCGGGCAGCTACGCATACTCGACTCCATCGTGGCGAAACGAATGGGCTTCAAAGGCTTTCTGGCTGACGCTGTCATGCCCCTGATCGCCGAGAAGTACGCCACCATGCCACGCATATACATTGGTGACCCGTCAGGCGTTCGCGCCTCTGACACCAACGAGCGAAGCTGCTACGACGAAGCCCGTGACCTGGGGATACGGATCATACCCGCCGTCACCAACAACATCGAACCACGGCTTGAAGCGGTCAGATTCTTTATGACCCGCAACGTGGGCAAGGGCGAGGCGGGACTACTCGTGTCCAATCACCTGAACGAGATCGTCGACGCCCTCGCCTGTGACTACCAATACGCACGACTACAGGTGTCAGGTGAAGAAAGATATCGGGACAAACCTGAGAAGAACGCCGCCTCACACCCGATGGACGCACTGCAATACGTGTGTCTGCAAATTCGACGGGCGATACATACCGCAGCTCGCCCCGCCCCGCCACCGTCCAGCACGGTGTCGGCAGCCGACTCCATGACAGGATACTAGGCCAACATGACCAAGCCCTCGGAAAATAACGTCGTCAGTCTCAGGCCCGACTACACCACCATGGTGTATGAAGACCCCGACCACGACCCGCTGAACCAGCTCGCGAGTGAGCTATCACGCGGCATATCTCAACGGGTGTCGGATCGGGCAAGCATCGAGCAACGCTGGATCGAGGACTATCAACAGTTCCTCGGCGAGTACGATGACGAGATCAAGAAAGCCATGGCGCAGAAAGGCGGCGCACAAGTCTACCTGAACCTGACCCGCCAACTGGTGAACCAGACGGTGGCGCAGTTGGCCGACATGTTGTTCCCCACGGATCAAAAGAACTGGGGCATCGGGCCGACGCCTAAGCCATCCATCGCAAAAGACTTACAGTCTACCGAGACCTACACCACCCCGTTAGGGGAGACCTTGGTGGACGAGAACGACCAGCCAGCGACGGTCGCGGACGTGGCTCAACGTGCCATTGACATCATCCGTGAGAAAGCGAAGAAGATGGAGAAGACTATCGACGACCAACTCGTCGAGTGTACGTACTACTCCACCGCCCTGCGTGCGCTGTACCAGGCGGCGATCTTCGGCTCTTGTGTCATTGCCGGGCCAGAAGCCACGGTGACCTACGAGATTGAATGGGAGATCGACGAGAACGGCGAAGGCACGACCGCGAGGATTGCCAACAAGAACGAAGTGTTGAAGCCCATGGCTCGCCTCGTACCCCTGTGGGACTTCTTCCCCGACCTGTCGGCTAACACCATCGAGGACAGTGAAGACTTCTACGAGCGGTCGCTCCTGACCACGAAGCAGCTACGCAAGCTCAAGCGTCGGGCGAAGGCAGGGTATCTGTCCGCACAGATTGACAAGCTACTCACGTCAGGCCCGTCAACGACCTACACCGCGTCTAACAACATCGACGTGTTGAAGCAGATGGCGGGCATTAGCGACACCAGCAAGCGCAACCGCTACGAAGTCTGGACGTATACCGGCCCGATCAAGACGGATGCCCTGTTACGTGCAGGCGTCGAGCTGCCTGACGGTGAGCTGGAGAACGAATACGAAGGTACGGTGGTGTTCACCAGCGGCGTCGTCATCAAGGTGGCCCTCAATCCCTTGGACATCGAGGAACACAAGTACAGCCTGTATTGCTTGCACAACGACGAGTTTTCACTGTTCGGGTCGGGCGTACCACGCATGAGCCGCAACGAACAACGGATCATTAACACCGCATGGCGACTCATGCTGGACAACTCCACCAAGGCCGCAGGCCCGCAGATTGTCGCCAAGCAAGGCGCAGTCACACCCCAGAACGGTGAGTGGGGCATGGAGCCGTGGAAGCTATGGCTGGCTGACGAGACTATCCCGGACGTGCGATCTGCGTTCAGCGTGTTCCCGTTCCCGTCCGTACAGGGCGAGATCGCTAACATTCTGAGCCTGGCGAACCAGTATATCTACCAGACCGGGGGACTGCCCCCGCAGTCACAGCAAAGCGGGCAAGGTCAAGTACCAAGCACCCTTGGCGGCATGGCGATGATGACTAACTCCCAGAACGCCGACCGTCGACGACAGGTACGGGACTGGGACAACGGCATCACCAAGCCACTGATCCGCAGGTTCTACCACTGGAACATGCACTACAACCCAGACCCTGAGATCAAAGGCGACTTCGAAGTCCACGCTCGCGGCACCTCGGCGTTGTTACTGCGTGAGCAGCAGGCGATCAACATCATGGCGTTGCTGGACAAGTACGCGGCCCACCCCGCCCTTGCCCACCTACTGAAGTCAGACAAGGCGTTGGAGAAGATCGCACAGGCCATGCACATCGCCCCGGACGAGATCATCAAGTCGCCCGAAGAAGTGGCCGCCGAGCAGCAACAGCAACAAGAGATGGCCGCACAACAGCCACAGGAAGCGGAGCAAGACCCCGCGCAAGCGCAGCAGCAACTCCAGTTACAGATCGAGGGGATGCGAGCCGAGCAAGCCCAGGCGAAGCGCGACTTCGAACAGCAGCTTGAAGTGTTCAAGCAGAACTTCGAGCGTGAACAGAATGACGCCGACCGTCAGTTGAAGATCGCACTGGCGCAGGAAGAGACCGCACGGTCAGGCAATGCGTTGCAGGTACAGGTGCTGAAGTACGCACAGGACGAGAAGCTGAGTTACCAGAAGATTCTCGCCGACCTGAAGAAGAACCGTTGGAAGTACAACCAGCAGAACGCGATGTTCCAGAAGGAAGTCGAGCTGAAGAAGACCGACGGGCCGACTGCCAACTACGGGCTTGAGAGTAAGTAATGCGACAACCGGAATGGCACGAAGTAAAGAGTTTTATTAAGCAGCAGATCGAGGGGCAGACAAAGCAGCTCCTGACCTGCGAGCTGAACCTCGTTGAGAAAGCCCGTGGGCGCATCGAGGCGTACCAGAAGATTTTACGGCTGGAAGAACAGCCACCACAAACCCATGAATAGCCACGCCTCGTGAGAGAGCGGCAGGAGAACCCAATGCCACCAGAGCAAGCTACAAACGACACAGTCGAGATTGACGAAGACAAACTTTTCGAAGAGGCGGCCCAGCTACTCGGAGGCAAGTCACAACTTAGTCTTGATCTTGAGGACACTGACGAAGCGAACGTAGACGAGACAGTCGAGGCAGGCGAAGCGGAAGACGAACCCGTCGCCAAGACCGATGACACTGAAGCGCCGAAGTCCCTATGGGACAGCGTGAGCGAAGAGCAGAAGCAAGAATGGTTAGCATTGAACCAGCGTGTCGAGCGGTTATCGCACGACCTGAGCACCGCCAAGCGGGGCCAGTCGGACATGCAGAAAAAGTACAACGAAGCCACAGCCGAAGCGGAGAAGTTAAAGACGCTGACGGCGACGGTGAGTGATGACGAGAAGGCACCCCTGATTGCACAGTTCGAGGAAGACTTCCCTGAAATTGCAACGGCGGTGAATGCGATACACAAGCGCGAGCTGGCCCAGATTCAGTCAAAGATGGACAACGAGTTAAAAGAACTCAAGTCCCAACTGGCGAACCTGAGCGAGCCAGTACGGAGCTACCAAGAGGAACGGCAGGCAAACGCCCGAACACAGGCGCTGTCACAACTCAGGGAGAAGCACCCGGACTTCGAACAGATTCAGAACACGAATCAGTTCTGGGCGTGGGTGGAGTCGCAGCCCGAGTCATTGAAAGGACTAGCCGGGTCATCCAACCCCGACGACGCCGCTACCCTGCTTGATCTGTACAAGGTTAAGAAAGGAATAGCGACGACAACGCCTGAAGCGAAACCTGCCGCAACACGTATCAAGCGGACGGCAGAAGCGGAAGGGGTACTACCGAAGTCTGGTGTCAAG